TAAATAAACTATTAATATCCAGTTTATGAGCACTAATATTCGCTGTATCGCTAACCATATCATTTCGAATGATGGCTTCTTTAATCGCGTTATCTGTGATACCACCTTCACTAAACATAAGGTTTCCGTCAGCATCCCAGATATTAATAGAATAGTCTCCAGCCGCATCTTTACCGATTTGTACACGAACTCTCGTATTATCACTTATCTGAATTGTCTCATCAGAAATAAGTAATTTACCGTCCTCGGATAATACTCGAACATTATTGGTAATGATGTCGCCGGAAACAATTTTATCCGCAGTAACATTCTCGATCATTGCGGATTTAATCTGAGCATTTCCCAACTGTGCAATTACCGCATTAGCAAACGATGCTTGGATCGAACCGCCACTCGCTGAACCGAATATTAATGTTTCAATATCTGCAACATCCGCATTTAACAAACTAATATCAGCCTTAGCAGCATTCAAATCAGTGATAGTAGCGTAAGTGATTCGAGCTGTTTCAGCATCCAATTTATTTGCTTGTAGATTATCGATTACACCATTAACTGCTTCGAAATTCTTTGTGGTAAGGACTTCGAAATCACCATAAACCGATTGTAAATTGTATATAGAAGCATTAGTAGCGTCAAGATTGGCAATCGTTGCATACGTAATACTAGCGGTATCGGCATTTAATTTCGTTGCATGTAAATTCTCGATTTCAGCATTAGCCGCTGTTAATATGCCATCGATAACTACGTCTTGAGCTTCTAATTGTTCGATAGATGCCTTGTTAGCGGTCAGAGTATCTTTAATAACGACATTCTCACTCACGAGATTATCGATTCGTGCTGAACCAACTACTAAATCGGCCGCAACACTCTCAACTGAGCTAGTACTAGCCGATGGATTGGACAGGTTACCAGTAACAGTAGCCCTATGATCTTTGATGAGAATCGTGACACGTTCTCCAGGTTCAGCGCTTACTGTCGATGACATTGGCGTTAATTGATCAGAACCATCCAGTCGTACCCATTTTGAATTATTATACTCAACGACGGTACCCCACATGGTTGTTTCAGAACTTGTCTTCTTGGTATCTTTTGTAGCCTTGACAAATTGTGAAATCAAATCGCTTGACAGACCCATATCTCATCACCCCCATAATTTAGTAGTAAATACAGCTTTTTCACTCACAGGACAACCCGGTTCGCATTTAATAGATTGACTAATAATTTTAGCTTTAACATCATTTAAATCCGCACGAGCGCAATCCAGACGAACACAATCATTAACGCGAGTACCGCAATAACCATGCGTATATGTTACTGTATATTCAACTTCGGACATTTGCTTTAATACTTGTTCCGCATATCGCTTAATCTGAGTCTCTGTAGCAACTCCGCTAAAACTCGGATTAGTTATACGATGCGTTATTTCCCTTCCACGTCTTACAGTAGAAGTTGGACTATTCGGATCATCGTTTACTGCTTTACCGTAGTAGTAATCATACCCGCTAGTATAAATAACCTCAACGACGTTTGGAATCCCGTACAAATCATGATCCATTGTTATTTCTGGATACAAAATCGAGCTATTACCATCATCATATGTCCAAACAGGTTGTAACGATGGTAATTCCTGTTTAGGTGCAAATAACACACGACCTAACTCATCTAGATCGAATGAATACTTTGCGTTCGATATTAAATCGGTTATGAAGGTCATCCATGTGTCATCAGTATTCGCTACAAAATCGAAATTTAATTTTTCGGAACTCGTTGCTTGTACTACAGGAGCCCTTGTTGCTTCTCGTGCTAATTTATATGCGTTAGACATAATATTGCTATCTTTGAGAATAGAATATCCTAAAGGCGGATTCTTTTCCTTTAATTCCAATAACGGAGTATAAGCATCCAAAGATACATCACGTATTTTACCATCATGTTTTGACGACGGTGTTTGTACGAGATAGGTACCCAACGGATGCTTCTCTTTTACTCCATTTTGAATTGTAATGAGATACACACGAACATAACACTCGCCCAACATATCTGTAACATCAATCGTAGCGGAACCAAGAGTCTCGACCGTCGAATCACGATTAATTGTGCAAGATTTCACATTGTTGAGTTTTTTCATGTCTTTCCAAGTCCCTGGATCGACTATGTAATACTCGAAAGTTTGTTGCATTGAGGCGGTCCAATCAGCCATGATTAAATACCCCCTTCAACTCTAGCAATATCAAATGATACTGGGATAGTTACGTCACAATGTTTCTGACTGAACGAAACGGTAATATTCGCCCAATATCCGCTACCAGATGGTTCACGAACATACGCATCTCCCATCCAAACAGCTAATCGTCGTAAAGCATATAACGTTTCTTTATCGCTCTTAGGTATTTCAACACTCCAGCTAGCAGTCTCGCCCTTCTGAGTTCCGTAATAACTAACAGGATTTCTTCTTCCAATATATTCAATTAGTGACACGTCTGGTTTATGACTGTCGGATACGTCGATGTTATATGGGAGTCTAAGCAAAGAACCAGACCAAGCAGGTTCGGCCATTTCATCCTCGCTATCGGTATCGAATGTATTCCACTCCTCAGACCACTGAATGATTACAGCTACCTCTTTTATCGGATATCCTGGTACATCGTAATAACTAACCGCTCCGGTTTCATCGGTTATAGCTACTATTCGATAGCGGGCATAATCCAATGATGGATGAGGGTCAGTGATGAATGTATTCTTTGTATTCTCCAATCCTGTCGCAAGTTCAGTAAATGTCCCATCGAATTCTCTTCGATAAACTGATAATGTAACGCCCTCGATTAATGTTTTAGATTCAACCGTACAATAGTAAACAGAGCTTCCGTCGGTAGTGGTTCCAGTAAACACCTGTTCGCCAGTTGTGGTATAAACATTTGTTCCGTTGGTCTTCTCAACTGGATAACCGTCAGCCATTGATACTACCGTAGAAGTTTTCGTATAACGATTACTGCTATATTCAACTTGATAGAATATCAAACTCGAACTCTCGCAATATGGTCTGATATGGGTTACATATGTATCTTCATCGTAACTAATCTCAGCATTTGGAGAATACTCTATATCAGTCCAAACAACATTAAACTCGCAACTCGATTCAGCGGTTAATCCCGAATTCATGGAAACCGTACCCGTCACCGTATAAGTCACACCATTTTCAAGGTCGATATTTCCAGGTGTAAATTCAACCAATAACGCATCAGTCGTATCGAAATATTTCGAGTAAACTTCCTCCCCAGCGTTAACCATTTTGAAATTTCCAATATTGTCTACAGTCTCATAAACTTGATTGGATGTAATAGTTAAATGGTAACCGATTGGAGCTTGTGTTTTTGGTCCTGGTAAGCCATATACGTAGAAAGGAAAACCAGTCAAATCGTCAACGGCATCACCATTCGCGTATGTGACTCTAAGTTCAAGTGTTGGAGGAGCGTATACGTCAATAGTTCTCTGTATAGACCAGTCACCGTATACTTTTGTGATGCCTGCTGTTCTAACTCGCCATTGAATCGTAGTCCCTTCATTGTAGTCAACCGTACTTATTTCATAGAAGCTCGTTTTATCTTTCTCGTCCTCGTCGGTTGTATTCTCGATTTTAAGGGTTGATGTTACTCCGTTAATGATCAATTCGAGTTCCGCAAATGTTTGACTCGAACCGTCTTTTGAATTATGTACCCAGTAAAGAATAACTTTTTCCCCTGAAATCGCTGTGGTTGTAGATGACCATGTAGTCGGAGCCGCAGGATCTTCGCCGAGAACTACTGATTTAATTTCAGACCAAGATGATTCGCCTTTTGTATTTACAGCTCTAACACGAAAGAAATATTCATCGCCGCTAGTAAGTCCAACAAATTCGAAATGTGTGTTTTTAATACCTGATTTCGTTGTCGTCTGATCAGTGTTGTCGAAATAATTTGATTCCGTAGTGTACTCAACTTCGTATGTTTCAGCGGCGGTAGAAGCAGCCCACTCAAGATATACTGAAGTTTCAGATGTCGCTTTTATCGTAGTAATACCAGATGTCGCTGCGGGCATTGTTTCAGCTGAGCCAGAATATCCAGACCAATCGCTATAAGTGCTACCTTTGTAACATCTAGCACGAACTTTGTATTCTCCTCCCGCATCGACTGTACAAGAATATGAAACATAATTCGTACTGGTGTTAATGGTAGCTTTACCAGTCTTAAATATCGTGGTATTATTCTTTACAATTTGAAACTGTACCCCTGTTGCATTTACGTCCGAAGCGTTAATATCAGCGATTTCCGCAGTAAGTTTAAAATTCTCAATTTCGATACTAGGAGCATTTGGCGCTTTTACTATATTTGCGCTAACATCGAATGTTTTGTATGAAGACCAAGATGCCGTCCAATAAGAAGTTTCTTTGTTGTTAACGGTCTTAGTTTTGGATATAGGTTTAACTCTAAATCTTACCTTTTTAGCATTGGACGGAATGGAATATGTACTCTGCTTATCTTCAGTAGTAGATTTTGTCCCTACAAACCAAACTCCATCTCCCGTGTGATAATACCACTGAACTTCATAATTAGCAGTATTACTTTTACTCCAAGTCCAAGTAGCAAATAATACACCGTCCGCGTTGCTTTGAAGACCGAAGTGATCGATAGTAGCCGTATTCGAATTAGATGATGTACTACTCGTAGCTGTACCGGATAATTTAACTTTCTGACCAATATAAATAAGATTCGGATTTGAAATATTATTTATACTAGCTAGTTGTTTATAGGAGAGACCGTTACCGTAGTCTCTCGCAATCGCACTTAAGGTATCGCCTTTTTCTACGGTAACGTATGTTTTATCACTTGATAGTTTAGCCAAGTTTAAATCCTCCTCTCCAGATTTGCTGCTCTAATGAGAGCTGAAATTGCATTCGAAACATTA